TCTCTTTCACCTACTTCAAGTACATAATCAATATCATTCTCTATAATCCAAAGTATACCTCTTAGTATATGATTTACAGTTAGACTATGTTTATTTTTTTTAAACTTCTCAACCATCTTTACTGAGAAAGCTTTAGGATCTAATTCATCAGGTTCAAGTATTACATAGCCATATCCACTAGGCATGACTGATAAAAGTTCTCCAACTTTCTTTGCATCTTCTTCATTCATTTTCTTTTCTCCTTCAACCATTCGTCAGGTAAAAATTTATCTGCGAATAGAAAGTTATATTTTCTACACCACTTAGCATAAGTCGTGCTGCTTAATCTACTTATTCTTAAACTTGAATCCATGAAGATAAATCTAATATCCAAAGTTGGGTGTTGTTCTTTAATAAGCAAATGCTTAACTCTATCCTTTTGATCAAAGTATCCTTTTGTTTCTATATAGATATCTTGATCAATTAGATAGAAATCAGGTTTATATTTTTTAGGTTTAGCAACGTATTCTATACTTTTACCTTCATACGTATACTCTACACCTAAATCTTTTAGGTAGTTTGAAAAGCCTTTTTCAAATCCACTTCTAAACTGCACGTGGCTTCCACCTATCTCTCATAAAAGCTATCTGATCCAATATGAACTTATGGAACATTGGTGAGTGTTTCTTTATATCATCCATCTCTGCATATAGATTATCTAAAGAAAACACTACGATTGATTCATGTTTATTCATTTTAACTTTAATCATATCTTGTGTTTCTGTAAAGTGTTTTCTTGCGAAATCAAAATCTTCATCAAGCCAAAATGAATCTTTAGTTTTAAAGCTTTTCTGTTTTATAATCAAAGGTAAACATTGATCTACATTCTTTCGTAATCTTTTGGTAAACTCTGAACCACCTACACGTTCTACGTTTTCAGGATATACATAGTACACCAAAGGATTATCTGTTATGTCGAGATCTGTTACTTTTGATTGAAGTATGAAAGGCATTATAACTCTCCTTCTTCTGTTTCAAAATCATCTACTATTTCAAGCATACGACCTGTATCTCTATTGTATCGTAAAGCACAGGCAGGACCTGTTAGACCTGAGAACCTGTTCTTTATAACTCTGACACGTGTTGTATGTCTTTCTTCTATGTCCTCTGCCTGTCCGTTTCTTTCCAAGCCAAGAACAATATCACTAAGCTGACCAATACTATGAGATCCACGTAGTTGAGCTAGAGATGTAACTCCACCTTCTTCATGTGATCCGTTGGCAGGTCTTCTTAGATGACTTGCTATCATCAAACAAATCTGTAGTTCCTGTACAAGTGTACGTAGTCGTGTCATTATTTCATCAAGACTTCTACGTTCATCACCTGTCTGTTGTGAACTTACAATAATTGTTATATGATCTATAATTACATATTTACAACCAAGAACTTTAGCAAAGTATCTTACTCTATTTACAACTTCATCTATCTCATTAGAACCAAAGTGATCAAACAGATAGATACGTTTCTTTCCCATTGTTTCATCAAAAGCTTCTCGCAGTTCTTCATCTGTGTATTCTACTTTTGGTAGATGTATTGGTTTGTTGAGGTGAAGTCCTGTAATAGCCTTTGCAGTCTTTGCTACATCCTCTTCAAGAAACATCAGTCCTATGTTGTCCTGTGTTTCTTTCAGCATATGATATACTATCTCACGTAGAAAGCTTGACTTACCAATACCTGTTCCTGCAGTTATTGTGATAAGTTCTGACATTCTTATTCCGTAAGTCAGATCATTCAAACCAACATAGGGATACAGACAAGAAGGCAGTGTAGGACCTGACATAACTGCTTCAAGTAAATCATGTCCTGCTACTATGCCTTCTAGTTGTGGTGCTTCTGCAGCCCACCACTCTCTAGTGAATCTTGAACTTTCATCGTTCTGTAGATATTCATTAGCATCTTTGTAGGACATACGCATAATACGTGCTTTTGGTGATAGAAGTTCTGCAGCCTTTTTACTTGCCTGTCTACCAACTTCATCATCATCAAAACAAATAACTATACAGTCAAATGATATCAACCAATCGTAGCTTTCTCTTATGTCTTTTGCTACACCTGACACACCATTGCGTAAGGACACACATGGATACTTTGATCCTAGCATCTGAAAAGCAGACAGTGCATCTATCTCACCTTCTGTTAGTGTTATGTACTTTGCACCTTTGTTGAATAGGTTCTGACCAAACAGTAAAGATTTCTTTGTAATACCTTCATACGAAAATCTTTTCTCTGTTGTGCTACGAACTTTATAGCCAACTCTTGCATTGTCTGAATCATAATAGGGAAACTTTATAGAGTTCTTTGTTTCAACAACATTATATTTTTTTATAGTCTGTTGTTGTATTTTTCTTTTATGTAAAGACATTGTTTCTTTTTTTCTTATAGTTAGGTTATCTAACATTTTAATTACATTGTCTGCCTTTGTGTGTGTAGAACATGAAAAGCAATAAGTTGAACCATCACTGTTCTTTGCTAAAGCATCTGAACTTCCACAGTCAGGACAGGGTAGATGTGATTCCACGATATCTGACATCTATAGTACCTCTTCCACGTTGGGTAAAGTTTCTATGTGAGTTAAATATACACGACCCCTCGCATATTTAAATACACGTAGACCTTCACCATTATTAACATCTTTCCAACACTCATATTTAAAAGCACAGAACGTACAATTCTTATCTAGTTTTTTGTTGCCTGTCTTTCCCTCAAACTGTTCCTCATAACATCTTTGAGGTGGAACGTCAGAATCTAATATTTTCTTTAAATACTTAATACGAGAAACTGCATCTTCTAAATGTGATTTATCTATGTGCATCAAAGCCATATCAGCAGTCTGTTTGTTTACTGCCCAAAAAGCTGCATCCTTGTTTTTTGATGCCTGAGAATATGCAGATATCTGTGTTATGTATCCAAATGGATCGTCTTCGTATAATTTACTATTCTTAAACTTATCGAAGGAGTAAGCAGATGTTGATTTTACATCCACTAATACTCCATCGATTTCTGCATCTTGATGCCCTTTAACATCATCAAGAAGCAGTTCTCTTTGCCTATGCTCAACCTTATGACCTGACACTTCAGCCAAGAGCAAGACAAGTTCCTCAATCATATGACCATAAAAGAATTTAATAAGATGACTTCCACTGAACGTGTCAAGATCATCTATTGTATTCTTCTGATACCAAAGTTTTCTAGCAGGAGTTCCAAGAGCAGACATACGTAGTCTAAACTTTTCTTTATTCTTTTCCTTCTTGCTTAAAAACTCTTCGATAAGCTCTCTCATATTCTTTGAGAACTTATCGATAGAGGATTGGTGACGTTGTATATCTACACCTTTTTCAGCTAAATCTACAACGTCATCAATTAATGTGTCGATGGTTTTCACAGTTCGTCTTCGACCTCTTCTTCTGCATCCAACTCATCATTGCCTGTGTACTCAATGAGATTAGTAACCATGACGGCTTTAATCCCTGCAGAAACACCTTTGTTTCCGTTCATTGACCATTCATACAGATCAACACTACACTTTACGGCAGAACCATTGCCAATCTTGACATTTTCATCCCAAGACCTTTTAGCTCTGTCCATAACCTTTGGTGGGAAAGTAGACTTAGCAGTAATGAAACTACCTTTTTCTGCCTTATCTCCGTCACCTGTCTTTACTTTCAATCCTGCCTTTTCTAATTCTTTGACAGTCTTGCTATCAAGATTGCAAATATCAATCTGATACTTATCAGACAATGTATTCTTATCAAATACACTTGCCCACATTGCATTTCCACGTACTATCATAAATACCTCACTTTCTTTGTTAGTGCGTTTCTGCCCAATTGTTTCCTTGCCTAGCTTCTGCATTAAGGCGAACTCTCATATTAAAGAATTTACCTACATCTTGCATAGTGCTATCTGCAAGTTCTATTATATGAGTTGCATGATCTTTGTCAACTTCATACTGTAGTTCATCGTGAATTGTGTTGACCAAATGGGCATTTAGTCTTTCACGCTGAATTGCTTCATCCATAAAAATACTCCATTGTTTACAAACAATAGCACCTGCACCTTGAAGTAAAGTATTAAGTGCAGCGTGTTGATGTCTTATGAATATTCTTCTTCCGTCAAGTCCACGTATATGTCCTCTTTGTGCAGCAGTTTGTACTTTGTCAATCAGACGTTGTAAACTTGGTAAATTTTTTAGAAATCTCTTTTTAAGTGCAGTGCCGTCAGCAGGACTTCCATTGACGATCTTTCCAATCTTGGCAACTCCTGCTCCGTATAGAAAGGCATAGATAAAGGTCTTAGCCATATCCCTTGTAGGCAACTGTGCTTTCTTTTGGTTCTCTGTGTGTGGATCGCCATCAACAACAATAGAGGAGTAAATCGGATCTCCCATATAATGTGCCAACATTCGTAGTTCCAAACCTTGAGCATCCATCCCAACAAGACAGTATCTTGATGTATCTTGAACTGTCCAACATGACCTTGATTCATATCCATATGGTTTTCTCACTGATATTATGTTAGCCATGTTAGGATCAGAATGACTCATTCTACCTGTAACTGTACCTAGAGTTTGTACTCTACCATGTATACGACCATCCTTACCTAGATTGTCAAGCCAACTATTAATTGTTTTCCATCTTGTTTCTAGCATCTTCCATTCAGCTACCTTCTTTGCAACTTCAGGAGCATTGTCAGGTAGTGTTGCTAGATTATTCTCTGTTACTCTTGGTGTACCCTTTGGAGTAAAATCTACAGGCTTCCAACCAAATTCATTCATACGTTCTACTATCTGCTTTGGACTATCTAGGTTGAACTCTTGGTACTTGAACAGAGTGCAGTCACCACTAATGTCATGTCCACGTAAACCAATCTTAGATATACTTCCGTCTTTCTTAAATTTTACCTTGACCTCTTTGTCAACAACAGGCTTTGGCTTTAACTGCATACGAATGT